GCGTTAAAGTCGGTGACAAAATTATTGAACAAAGAGTTGGAAGACCCGTCAATTGGATTATTGATTACAACAAAGTCGGTCCCCCAAATCTATCAGGACAATATGATTTTTATTTCCAAGGAGAAACTCTAGGGGTAGACTTAGTTGCAGAAACCCTAGATGTTGCAGAGATGTGCGGAATAGTTGAAAAGGGCGGTGCTTGGTATACCGTAGATAAAGAAAGATTTCAAGGAAGATCAAAGGCAGTTCAATATCTTCGTGACAATCCAGGGGTGGTTGAAAAACTACAGGAGCAAATTCGTGCCAAATCTTGACGAGTTTATTGGCCCCAAGCCAGAAAAAATACATAAAAAAGAATTAGAAAAAATTGGTGGGGCTAAGCCTTGTGCAAAATGTAGTGCAGATTCTATTGACACATTCTGGGATCCCACAACTTTGATTATGTCCTGGACCTGTACAAATGGACATCCAAATACATTTAAGGTGAACTAATGTCAGAAAAATCAGAAGCTAAAAGAGATGGTGCTAAGCAGCAAAAAAATAGTGGACGTGGGAACTATCAAAAAGGAGATGCTCAGTGGGGCAATTTTGTGGTAGATTATAAAGAGTACGAAAAAACAATTTCTGTTTCCAAAGATATGTGGGCTAAGATATGCACAGATACATTTAAGGTAAATAGAGACAAGCACCCAGTGCTTAAGCTTGTTCTGGGGTCTTCTGGTAGTAAAGTAAGGCTTGCAGTAATTGAATGGTCATTGTTAGAACAACTAATAGAATCTGGAGAAGCTCGTGGGATCAAATAACAAAATTCCTTTTAATCCTACTGTTATTAAAAACGGAAGAATTGTCAGGCTTCGCAAAGACGGGACCGTAAAGGCGGATCTCGGCCCATACCCAAAAGAAAAGAGAACAAAAACGTAATGGAAACCATGCTTATTTTTTTAACTGGCATATGTATAGGTTTTGTTATAGGCTATCCATTTGGATTATTTATAGACAAACTAGATAAAAGAGAAAAGAGAAAAAATGGCGGACGATAAAAATACTCTTGAATTAATTAGTTCTATTACAGAATTTAATGAGCTTCATGAGTATATGAAAGACGATCAGCTAGACAAAGCACTAGCCATTATTGTAAAGCTGCTGCTAAATCCTGACGTCCCGTCAGCCAAAGCACCTTATTTAATTATAGAACTTCAGGCCATGTCAACTAAATTTTCTATGATGGCCTCAGTATATTCTACAATTGCAAAAGATAAAGCGGGCACCGTAAATAACAACAAGAAAAATATTTACTATTCCGCCAAAGAGTCTATAGACAAGCTTGTAGACGCATTAAAATACGTAGTTAGGTACAACTCATAATGAATAATGATCAAATAACGGTGTACTGGAGTCCAATATGGGACGATATAAGTGGAACAAATTGGAATTTATTGTATCACGAACCAGATCAATTATATAAGCATTTAAATAAAAATAGATCAGATAAACAAGAAAATGATGGAAGTAATATAATGGGATGTCCAGCCGTAAGTAATAAATTTAAACAAACATATGTATATTTTAATCCTACAGATAGCCATATTTCAATTAATAAAGATATGGAAGTATCCTACTTGTCTCCTACGACTGTAGGTGGAATTGTTCAAAGAAAACCTTCATTTAAAAATAATATAATGTTAAGGTATTATCTTGGCTGGCTATTTTTTACAGAAGAAGACAGTTTAGAAATTAATATTACTTCTCCTTATTTTCACAAACCAAAATATTTAAATTATGGATCTATTCTTCCAGGGTCCTTTGACATAGGAAAATGGTTTAGGCCTTATAATGCAGAATTTAATCTTTGGGAAGGAATTAATGAAATTTTTGTAGAAGAGGGTGAGCCATTATTTTATATTGAGTTTACAACTAAAAAACCAATAATATTAAAAAGATTTATTAATACAGATTCAATACATAGACTTGCTTGGGCTGGGGCCGAAATATCTACAACTATGGGAATATTCAAACCTTTACAAAAAAGATATGAACAATTTTCTGTTAGCAGAAACAAAGAAATAATTCTTAAAGAAATTAAAAAAAATTTATTAGACGATAGTAAATTTTCATGATAAAATTATTTCAATCTGAGTCCAAAAAGTCTGGAGATGATTTTGTACTATTTAAGGAGATATATCAATGGTTATCTTAAGTAAGATATACACAAAAACAGGAGATGACGGACATACGTCTACAGCAAATAACGAAAGAGTGCTAAAAACAGATTTGTTAATTGAGGCTATAGGCGCTGTAGATGAAGCAAACTCTGCTATTGGAATGGCAACAGATGAGTATAACGATATTCTTGAAAGAGTTCAAAGTGATTTGTTTGATCTTGGAGCAGAGCTTGCGGGTGCCCCAACAATAACAATATCTGAAAAAAGAATTATACATTTAGAAAATATAATTGATGATTACAATGAGTACTTAGAACCGCTTAGATCTTTTGTTTTGCCAACAGGACCCCTACATAATGCCAGGACCATTGTAAGGAGAGCAGAAAGGGAGGTTTGGAAAATACAAGGTATTAATCCAAACATTGCTAAGTATTTAAATCGTTTGTCAGATCTTTTATTTGTTATGGCTAGATATCACAATAAAGGAAAAGAAAAATTATGGGGACCAAGTAATGGGTAGAAAAATTGTAAAAAATCTTAAGTTCAAAAAGAATCCTGGAAAGCATTTTGATCCCGAAAGGTTTGCCGATCTTTTAGATGAATCGTACAGAAATACCAAACGTGCCGACGGAGAGATGACAAAAAAATCATTTAGCCCAAGCACACTTGGATACGGCCATGGAACATGTCCACGATACTGGTATATGGCTTTTAGTGGCGCAATGTTTATTGATGACAACGATGCTGTTGCTGTAGCAAATATGGCTCAAGGTACGCAAGCGCACGAAAGACTACAAAAACTTATTGCCACTATGCCAGAATTTAGAGCACAGGAAGAAGAGATAGTCAGCGAGTATCCGCCAATACGTGGCTTTATTGATTTAATTATGGATTATGACAATGAAACCGTTCTTGGTGAAATTAAAACGGCAAAGCAAGAGGTGTGGGATCAGAGGCAAGCAGAGATGAAGCCTACTGCAAATCACATGCTACAGTTGTTAACTTATATGAAATTAAGAAATGCTAAAGAAGGTTTTTTTGTTTATGAAAACAAAAACACACAAGAGCTTGTTGTAATTCCAGTATCTATGAACGAAAAGAATAAAGAGGTTGTAGAAGATTTGTTTATCTGGCTATGCGAGGTATGGGATAATTTTAAAGACGGAGATTTGCCAATGAGACCCGCTGGCGCCTCAAAATCTAAAATGCCCTGCACCTACTGTCCAGTTAAGAAAGAATGCTATGCAGGCCTAACAGGCACCATTCAAATAGAATCTTATGCGGTGCCAAAACTGTGATTTGTGCAAACAAAACTTGTGCCAAGGAATTTAATCCTAAGACCCACAACCAAAAATATTGCACAGATGAGTGTTGCCGTGTTGCTACAAATAGAAGAATTATGGAAAAGTATTATGAGAAAAAAGCAATTAGGAGTGGCGTTCTCCGTGAATGCAAAAAATGTGGATCTCGGTTAAGCAGATATAATGAAAGTTCGTTATGTTCCTTTTGTATTAAAAAAGTTGACATTACTAGAAAATTTAAAATTAAGGAAATGATAGATGACATTAGCTGATTTAGTAAAAATAAAGGCAAGCAGAGTTTTAGGAATAGATGCCTCTACAAATTCCGTGGCTTTTTGCCTAATAGAAAAAGATGTTCCTATAAAATGGGGTAAAATAAATTTTGTTGGTCAAGACATATATGAAAAGATTCATGACGCTAAGGTTAAAACTAAAGCTATGTTAGATGAATTAAAGAGTGACTATATTGCTGTTGAGGGTGCAATACTTGTTAGATCTCCCGACGCTGTGATAAAATTGTCGTATGTGTATGGAGTAGTAATTGCTGAACTTATGTCTACTGGAGCCAGCGTAATTACTATATCTCCTACTTCATGGCAAGCGTACATTGGAAACAAAAATCCAACTAAGATGGAAAAAGATACTCTTAGGTTTGAGAATCCAGGGTATGCTGATTCATGGTATAAAAATAAAATGCGGCAAATAAGGAAACAAAGAACGGTAGACTACTTTAACAACAAATATAAATTATCGTTAAATGATTTTGATGTAGCAGATGCATTCGGCATTGCTAACTATGCTAACAAGGTGTTGACAGAACGATGAAGCTATATCAAAGCCAGACCTGGCTATATCGCAGGTATGTTGTACAAAAGAAAACGGTAACAGAAATTGCCGATGAATGTAAAGTCTCTGCTATGACCATACAGAGATATTTAGAGAAGTTCCAGCTAATTAGGAGGCGGTAGTGTTAGAACCAATATTTCCAGACTCGAAAGAATTTAGATATGATGACTTATATTTGTTAACAGTAGGAACTGCTGCTGGCAAAGAAATATTAGAGTCTTGTATTGAGATTGCACATATGTTAATTAAAAAGAATATTGCCTATGGCAATTCTGCCCTTGATCCCGTCCGCATATTCTCAAAGGCGGGACCCAGAGAACAACTCCATGTTCGTATTGATGATAAATTAAATAGACTTATGAAGGGTACAGAATATCCAGGCGATAATGATATCGACGATTTAATTGGATATTTAATCCTATTAAAGGTAGCTAAATTAAAATTTCCCGAATCTTAGTCAACTAGAATGGTATAATATATATATGGAAATTGAATTAGCAGATCATTTTGACAATATGGGTAAGGTTGTCCAAGAACTACTTAAGGGCAGCAATCCTACCCAGATTGCCTCTATAACGGGTTTTAAGAGGGCTGAGGTACTTGAGTATATAGAAGAGTGGAAACAGGTCGTTAGAAACGATTCTGGAGCCCGTGACAGGGCAAAGGAAGCCATATCTGGCGCAGACCAGCACTACGCCATGTTAATTAAAGAAGCTTGGAAGACCGTAGAAGACGCAGATCAGGCAGGGCAATTAAATGTAAAAGCAACAGCATTAAAATTAATTGCAGACATTGAGAGTAAAAGAATTGGAATGCTACAAGAGGTAGGACTATTAGATAACGTAGAACTAGCAAACCAAGTTGCAGAAACAGAACGTAAACAAGAAATACTGATTGGGATACTGAAAGATGTATCCGCAGAACACCCACAAATAAAAAAAGAAATTATGCGTAGGTTAGCTCAAATAACTGGAGTGATTGAGCCCGTAGAGATAGTTGAGAATGCCAGTGGGTCTTGATTTTTCAGATGTTATTGACATTTTAGATGGAGAGGAATTTGATGAAAAACCAGTCGACTTGCGACAATTTGTCACAAGCCCAGAGTACCTTGGACTCCCTGAACTTTCGGAGCACCAGTATATACTCATTGAGAAAAGCAGCCAGATCTACAAAGAATCAACCCTTACAAAACTCTTTGGAGAAGACGAAGGCAAACGAAGATTTAAACAAACCTGTAACGAAGTAATTGCTCAACTAGGAAAAGGCAGCGGAAAAGATTATTGCTCTGCAATATCTGTATCTTATATAGTTTATTTACTACTATGCCTTAAAGATCCAGCAACATATTATGGTAAACCCCCAGGGGACTCTATAGATATTATAAACATCGCTATTAATGCACAGCAAGCAAACAACGTATTTTTTAAGGGCTTCAAAACTAGGATAGATAAGAGCCCTTGGTTTGTAGGCAAGTATTCTGAAAAAGCTTCTGAAATAAAGTTTAATAAGAATATTACAGTGCATTCAGGTCACTCAGAACGTGAAGCTTGGGAGGGATACAACGTAATAGTTGTAATTCTAGATGAAATATCTGGGTTTAGCGTAGAAAATACTACAGGACATGAGCAGGCAAAAACAGGTGTTGCAATTTATGAAATGTACCGTGCCTCTGTAGACTCACGTTTTCCAGACTACGGAAAGGTTATTTTGCTATCATTTCCTAGATACAAGAATGACTATATACAACAAAGATACGACGATGTTGTTGCGGAAAAAGAAGTTATAATTAAGGGCCATCATTTTAAACTAGACGAGTCTCTGCCAGATGGCACAGACGGCAATGAATTTAGTATTGAATGGGAAGAAGATCATATAGTCTCATACAAATATCCAAAGGTTTATGCATTAAAAAGACCTACGTGGGAGGTAAATCCTACAAGATCTATTAATGATTTTAAAGTAGCTTTTTACAAGAACGCCCCAGACGCATTGGGTAGATTTGCATGTATGCCATCAGAAGCAATAGATGCATTTTTTAAGTCTAGAGAAAAGATTGAGAACGCATTTAGTAATAAAATTTTTGCCGTAGATCAGTTTGGCAGGTTCTCAGACTGGTTTGCTCCAGATCCAGATAAAGAATATTTTATTCATGTGGACCTTGCTCAAAAACATGACCACTGTGCTGTTGCCATGTCTCATGTGCAAAAATGGGTTAACATAAAACTAACAGACACCTACTCTCAGCCTGCTCCAATTGTAGAAGTAGATGCTGTTAGATACTGGACACCAACTCCCGATAAATCTGTAGACTTTAAAGATGTCAGAGATTATATCCTATCTCTTAGAACAAAAGGATTTAAAATTAGAATTTGTACGTTTGATAGGTGGAACTCCCACGATATGATGCAGCAACTAAAACAATACGGCATTAACACAGAGACCCTATCTGTAGCAAAGAAACATTATGATGATATGGCCATGGTTATATCTGAAGATAGGCTGAGTGGTCCGTCAATAAAATTACTAATTGATGAATTACTTCAATTAAAAATTATGAGAGATAGGATTGACCACCCAAGAAAAGGGTCTAAGGACTTAGCAGACGCAGTGTGCGGATCTGTATACAATGCTATCAGCAGAAGCAAACCACAGAATAATGAGGAAATAGAAATTCATACTTATACATCCCTAAAATGGGACAGAGAAGAAGACGAGATTTCTTTAAATATGATACGCCCTCCAAGAATGCCACAAAATTTGTCGGATGCTTTAGATGGAATGGAAATAGTATGAGTACTTATCAAGAAAAAGCAAAGCAGTGTAAGTGTTGCGGTAAGCATGTTCCATTGCCAACTGTATTAAAAGAGTACAATGGTGTTTGCCTATGCCCTACTACATTCGCAAATGTGGTAGAATATAAGAGACTTTGGAAAACCATCGGGTCAAGGCCCCCTGGCAATATTAGAAAACATTTTTCTGATTATGTACAGCAGTTAGTAGAAAAAACAATTGATAAAAACAATGAGGGTGATATTAATGAACATAAATGATGAAGAGTCATTTGAAAATGATGATCTCATGAGCTATTATATGGAAATAGGTGTAATTAATGTAGAAGGCCTAGATAAAAATGGAGAGATAATTTATTCTATTGACGAAGAGCTTGCAGAAGAGTATGCTCCAGAACTTTTGCAATCACATAAAGATTATGTAGATAGGTCTTTGGTAGAGTTGTATAAGGCAGGATTAATAGGCATAGAATACAACGAAAATTTAGAGGCAACAATACACATGGGTCCTATAGGCTATGAGGCCGCTAAGTCGAAGGGCCTTATTGATATAGATCCAGAGTCGTTTAGAAATATACCCAATAACTAAAATATATGCTATACTTATAGTAGGATGCCCATAGGGGGTCCTATATTAAATTATTCGCTTAATAGGAGGAATAAAATGGTAACACAATTTGCTATGGATCTTTTCAGAGATCCATTTTTTATTGGGTTTGATA